GGAGCGTATACCCCTAAAACTGAGCGGCGAATGGCAATCTATAAATGCAATAAAGATACAGAAAGATATCTCATCATCAATGGCGCTCCTGTAACCCTTACCCAGCAACGATTACAGCAGACAGTACCCCAATGGGTTACCTTATATGCCACCCCCCCAAAACTGACAGAAATCTATTGACACTTCCCTAGTAATCTGTTATACTTACTCTAATATAATCAAAGAAGGATATCCCTATGGACAAAGACGAATCACTATTACTAGACTACACTCGCTTCGTGGATGAAGTAACATCAGATGCATCCAAGGACTCAGAAGAGTTCACAGATGCACTTGACATTATTGATGAGGCAGGTGTTCCTCCAGAACGACTGATTACCGCTGCGTTGGGTATCTGTGCAGAAGGTGGGGAGTTTACTGAAGTAGTAAAGAAATGTATCTTCCAAGGTAAACCTATGGATGAGCATACTGTATATCATATGAAACGTGAGTTGGGTGATATCATGTGGTACATATCTCAAGCGTGTATCGCACTAGATACTAGTATAGAAGATATCATCTACATGAATATAGAGAAGTTGGAAGCGAGATACCCTGATGGGTTTGAATCGTTTCGTTCTAATAACAGAAGTGAAGGAGACTTATAATGGATTTTCTAAAAGACATTGCAAAGACAGCAGGGAATGAATATGCATCCCTTGTTGCAGATGGTGTGGAAGCAGGGGATGTTGATAGTTTTATTGACACTGGTTCGTACATCTTTAATGCACTACTCTCTGGTAGTATCTATGGTGGTCTTGCAGCAAACAAGATTACAGCAGTAGCAGGAGAAAGTGCAACAGGTAAGACATTCTTTGTCATGGGAATGGTAAAGAGTTTTCTGGATAGTAATCCAGATGCTGGTGTGTTATACTTTGAAAGTGAATCTGCGATTACAAAGCAGATGGTTATCGATAGAGGTATTGACCCATCACGGATGGTTATCCTGCCAGTCACCACAGTGCAAGAGTTTAGAACTCAATCACTGAAGGTACTTGATTCTTATCTTACTCAAAACGAAGCAGACCGTAAACCTATTATGATTTGTCTCGACTCCCTTGGTATGTTGTCTACTACCAAAGAAGTAGAGGATACCGCTGATGGTAAAGAGACAAGAGATATGACTCGTGCCCAAGTACTCAAAGCGGCGTTCAGAGTTCTGACTCTGAAACTTGGTAAGGCGAAAGTTCCGATGGTGGTTACGAACCATACCTATGATGTGGTTGGAAGTATGTTCCCTACCAAAGAGATGGGCGGCGGTAGCGGTCTTAAATACGCAGCCTCTAGCATCGTTTATCTCTCTAAGAAGAAAGAGAAAGATGGTACTGAGGTTGTCGGTAATATCGTTCACTGTAAGAATGCAAAGAGTAGATTGACTATAGAAAATAAAATGGTTGATGTACGACTAATGTATGAACGTGGACTTGATAGATACTATGGTCTGTTAGAGTTGGCATTGAAGTATGATATCTTTAAGTCTGTCTCTACTCGTATCGAACTACCTGATGGTACAAAGACCTTTGGTAAGACAATCAACAATAACCCAGAGAAGTTCTTTACAGATGATATCATGCAACAGTTGGATGAAGTCGCTGGTAAAGAGTTCAAGTATGGACAACGACCAATTGAAGTAGAGGAAGTAGAAGATGATGAATAAAATGGTGTATGTAGTATTTGCAGTTTTATGTTTTACTAGTTTATCACCAGTGTTTGCTGGAGTTCCAGATAAACCATATGCAGAAACATTAGCACAAAAGAAGTATTGTCTTGCGTGTCACAATGTCAATGTAAAGATGGTTGGCCCAGCATATAAAGATGTTGCTGCAAAAGGTGATAGTGTTGATGTTCTTGTCAACTCTATTCTCAAAGGTAGTGGTGGGAAGTGGGGACAGATTCCTATGCCACCACAACCAGTAACAGAAGAAGAAGCACGAATTCTTGCTGAATGGATATTGACACTATGACTTGGCAGACGGATATCCTAAGAGTAAAAGGTCAACCAAATCTATGCAAGAAGCAAGAAGCCCTCATCATACTCATGGAAGAGTGTGGTGAGGTTATTCAAGAAGCATCTAAGATACTTCGGTTCGGTAATGATACTCGTAACCTTACCAAAGAACTCGGTGACCTACAGTGTATGATTAACCAAACAGCGAATCACCTAGAGATTGATTCGGTACAAATCGGTATTCATGCAAATGAGAAGCGAGATAAACTAAAAAAATATTCTAACCTCTTGTAATTACAGCGTTTTTATTTTCATTTTTTACTTGACTTGTTATGATAACTATGTTACTATATAAAGACAATAGAGAAAGAGGTTCGTTATGAATACAAAGTTTGAGAAAGAAATGTTTACTTGGGATGGTATGTATCTCATGTATAAAGGTGACTTCGCTGGTGCAGTAAAGATGTTGGATGTATGTCCTGATGCTCACCCTAGTTGGAAAGGTTTGAACAAACCACAATTCGTTGCAAGGTTCAAATACAAAAAACCTTACAAGACTTGGATTAACTTCCTTGTTAAGAATGTCACTGTTGAGGAATATATGGATAAGTCTTATAAGACTAGTCCGCTTGATGCAATGCAATACTTTGGTTATGAAGGGAAATAAAAAATGGAATATCTTACACAAATACAAAACGAGTATGTTTACTTTACTGATATGTTGAAGACTATCGAAAAGATTAAAAAGAAAACGCCAGGCAATGGTTTTGCAAAAATGAAATGTAAAGAACGAATTGCAGAACTTGAAAAAATCTTTGATGAGATTGATTACGCCGCTCAGATAACTTACGACTAGAGGAGAACAAATGTTTGAAAAAATAAAAGAAGTCCCACCATCCGATTACATGAAGTTCAAGGATGGTAGGGCAGCATACACTGGTGTTGGTCAGTTCACTAATGGATACGGTCTATCAGTTGTAAGACACGCTGGTTCTTATGGTGGAGAACAAGGTTTGTTTGAAGTCATGCTGATGAGGAATGACAATCCAATATCATTACCACCTATCACAGAAGAAGGTGATACAGTAAAAGGTTTCTTGACAAAGGAACAAGTTGATGATATAATAGAAGACGTAAGAAACTTGCCAGGCACAGTTTAACATTAATCACTAGTCTATTCTAATGATTATCTTGTATGACAAACTGCCTCTTGTTGAATAAATATTAGTTCACTATAGGAGAATATTATGTGGACTAAACCAAGTTATACAGAAATGCGTTTTGGATTTGAAGTTACAATGTACATTATGAATAAGTAGTTTTTCCTCTGACTACCCATGCTCCTTTACGGTATAAATACTGTAAAGGAGTTTTTCGTTTATGCAGAATACATTATCATACTTCATGGGTAGAGATGGTTTTACTTGGTTCATGGGCGTCTGTGAAGATAGAGATGACCCAAAGGCACTAGGTAGAATTCGTGTCCGATGTTTCGGATATCATACTGATGACTTACAAAAGATACCAACCCAAGACCTACCTTGGGCTCATGTGATAATGCCTCCGACAGCACAAGTTGGTGCTTTCCATAATATCAAACCTGGCGAATGGGTATTCGGTTTCTTTCGTGACCCAGAATATTTTCAAGAACCAGTAATCCTTGGTATCATGCCAGGCGTTCCTGCTACTGCGTCTGACCCAAGTAAAGGTTTCAGTGACCCCAACTCTGAAGATGCTCCAGAACCTCAAGACGCAAAATATAAAAAGATTCCAGACTTTGGGCCTTACCCTTCCAGACCAACATTCGCTGATACATCCAGACTAGCATCTGGATTACTAGAAGCGCATCCAGAGATTGCAGAACGTGACCTTGCATTTACTGAAGATGTTCTTATCGCAAACGATTTGCCTGATGACCCTAACAAGTGGGATGAACCAAAGACTACGGATGCATCCACTAGAGGATTACTTGCGACAGGCACAAACCCAGAGACAGGTGAAACTCGTGAAGTCAAACTTCGTAGAGGTACAGAGTATCCATACAATCATGTTCTTGAAACAGAGAGCGGACATATCAAAGAGTATGATGATACTCCTTTTGCAGAACGTATCTATGAGAAGCATCGTACAGGAACTTTCTATGAGATTGACGCAGACGGAAATAAAGTTACACGCATTGTAGGAAACAGTTATGAGATTGTCGCAGGCACAGAGTACGTCAATGTCAAAGGTGATGTAAACCTTACGGTAGATTCAAATTGCAATACCTACATCAAAGGTAATTGGAACATACAGGTTGACGGCGACAAGACGGAAGTTGTTACAGGGAAAGTTTCAGAAACATATAAGGATACTAAAACGGAAACTGTCACAGGTGCAGTATCGGAAACATATCAAGCAAATCAAACAACAAACATTACAGGTACACTAGACTTGGATGCTTCTTCGGAAGTAGACATTGATGCTGGTGTTATCAATCTAAACTAGGAGAACATATGCCGCCAGTAACAAGAGTGGGATTGGATAGTCATGTTGGACACGCAAGTCCTACACCAAGTCCATTTCATCAAACCGCCTACGCAGTTGGTAGTCCTAATGTAAACACTAATGGTGCAAAGACTGTACGGATTGGTGATACTACATCATGTGGCGACCCAGCGACAGGTGGAAGCGGTACTGTGTTTGTAAATGGAATTCCAGTTCACCGACAAGGTGATGGAACAGGTGGACACGGAAGTTGGGTGCCTAATAACTCTGCATCAGGTTCACCAAATGTAATTGCCGGTGGGTAATTTTTATAATATAATATAAGGAAATATATGTACGCATTAATAGCAACAATCGCAGTAATGAACGCAGTCATCATCAGTGAGAAAGAGATTGAACAATCCACTCCTGTTCAGTTTGTCAAGAACGCAAACTTTGAACTAATTGATGACAGATGGGTTTGGGCTCCGACAATAAAAGAAGTGGAATAAGTTATGTACGAGTATAAATGTAAGTTGGTTAGAGTAGTTGATGGCGACACAATTGATGTTGATATCGACTTGGGGTTTGGTGTGTGGATGCAAAATCAACGCATTAGAATGTATGGTATTGATACACCAGAATCCAGAACCTCTGACCCTGTAGAAAAACTCTATGGAAAGGCTGCAACTGCATTCCTAGAGAAGTGGACTAACTCTGGTAATCTTGTTCTTAAAACATTTAAGGATGACAGAGGAAAGTTTGGTCGTATCCTTGGTGAGATTTGGTATGACGGAGACAATATGTACAACATCAATCAGATGTTGATAGACAATCATCACGCTGTTGCGTATCATGGACAGTCTAAAGAATTGATTGAAGAAGAACATATTAAAAATCGAGAATTCATTAATCTCTGAGTTTCGTTATAAATAGAGTTAGGAGATATTAAATGGCAGTTAACCCTAGTGCGTTCAGAGATGCTGAGTCTACAAATGATTCAAACAGAAGCGCTCAAGTTTATAAAGATATTAATCTAAACTTCAGCAGACATCCTGTAACTGGAGATATAGGCACATTGTC